GAGCAATTAGAACTTATATCGCTTCACAGATCGGTGGTGGTGCAAGTTCGCTCAATGTTAACTTAATTACTGCTGGATTAGTGGTAATTACAGGTAATACGATAAGTACAAGTAACGGAGTAGCAATCAATATGCAGAGCTCGGTGAACTTTGAAAAAGGTGTAACTGGTGTTCCGATAGCGATGAACTACTTAATACATAGTTAAAGGAGAATAGGACATGGCTTCAGGAAGAATAGGAAAATCAAATCTTTCAGCCGCTACCGATACGACTGTTTATACTACACCTGCTTCAACTTTCACAGTTGCAACAGTGAGTATTTGTAACAGAGGTAATCAAGCCATCACAGTAAGATTAGCGGTGGCGGACGCGGCGACTCCAGATTCATCAGAATACGTTGAATTTGAGACAGAAATACTGTCTCATGGGGTTCTAGAAAGAACTGGACTTGTTTTAAATGCTGGACAACTGTTAGTAGCACGATCAAGTGGTGCTAATGTTTCAGTTGTGGTAATGGGCATTGAAACTAGTACAGCATAATTTTGAGTAAAGTAACATAAATATATAAAAAGGAAACATTAAAATGGGAAGATATATATCAACAACTGGAACTGCTGGCGTAGTCACTAAACAAGTGAATACAACTTACCAAGCAGTTGTAAATGATAGAATCTTAGCAGACAGTTCAAGTGCTGGTTTCACAATCACACTACCTTTGAATGCATCATTATTAGTTAATGATACAATTCAAGTCATAGATGCTACTTCAAACTTTGGTACTAATGCAGTAACAATAGCAAGAAATGGCTCTTTGATTCAAGGAGCGGCAGACGATTTAACTGCTGACTTGAATGGCGCTATTATGACTTTAATTTACACTGGTCCAACTTATGGTTGGATAGTAGGTGCTGTATAATATTTTATATTGTACAACATTATTATTAACTTGGAGAAATTGAAACAATGGCTAGTTTAAAATCATTACTAGGAAGTAAGCAAGACGCATTCGTATCTGTCACCGAAGAAAATTTGGAAAAAGGCAGAATTTACGTTTACACTCCTGGAACTAACTACTCAAGACTCTGGTGCGGATTTTGTTTCCATCCAGATACATCAGGTACAGCGGTAGTAGAAGTTTGGGGTGCTGGCGGATCAGGCGCAGAAATGTGTTGTTGCGGATTTGGTACACCTGGAAATGCAGGTGCTTATGTGCGTAAAACAGTTTCTATGGCTCCAGGAGATTTCATTTGTGGATACATTGGACAATCTTGTGGTAACGCAACTGCGTTATGTTTTAGAGGTTGTTCAGAAGCAACTCAAGTTAGATTCTGCTTAGGTGGGACAGAGACCTGCGTTTGTGCAGAAGGTGGTAAAGGCGGATTAACTTATTGTTCAACTAGTCCTTCATATTATTGTTGTTACAGAGCAAATGGTTTCTGTGTAACAAGAACAGACAATGACAACTGCGGAATTGTTTGTAACCATTGCAACGGTTCATGGATAGCGTGTGCATATGGTGGAGATGTTAACTGTCCAGGAAAAATTTCATGTGTATCAGCATTTGGCTGTTACCCTTCATGCGTATGTATGTTTATTGATCACGTTCCAACTCCGGCTGGAATGTTTTCTAAAGAAGGCGCAATGATGTCTTATACAAGAGAAAACGACAATGACTTTGCTCAATGGTCAGGTTCAGGTCACCACCAACACTTAGGTGTACTTGGATCAGGAAGATTCCCAAGAGGTGGTATACCTTTTGCAACTTGTTGGGGAGCGAGTAAGGCTTGTGGTTGTTATGAAAATGATGGTTGTGTACCTGTTATGCCTATTGGAACAGGTGGTAGAGGACCTAACCCTTGTCCAGGTGTTAGAGATCACGCAATCAGAGGTGGACACGGTGGTGTCAGAATAAGGTTTACGGCTTAAGGAGATATTATGGCAAGTTTAACAACATTACTTCAAACCAAATATGATTTCGTAGTAGGAAATGAAACTAACCTTGAAAAAGGTAGAATCTATCAATACGCATCATTCTCAAGCAGACAGATGAACTTCAGATGTCACGTTTGTTGGGTTGCACCATCGGCTGGTACAGCAACTATTGAAATTTGGGGTGCTGGTGGATCTGGTGCTGAAATGTGTTGTTGTGGTTTTGGAATTGCAGGAAACCCAGGTGCATATTCTAAAAAAGTAGTTACAATGGCTGAAGGTTGTTTCATTTGTGCAATACTTGGTATGCCATGCAGAAACGAAGACGATTTATGTTTTAGAGGTTGCGGTGAACCAACTCAAGTATGTTGGTTTGGTAATGCTGGTGGCGACGGTTGTATGTGTGTTCAAGGTGGAATGGGTGGTAGATCATACTGTTCTACAGGTAACTCACCATACTGTTGTTTTATAGCAGGCGGCTTCTGCGGTACACAAGGCGGTGACCAATACTGCGGTATTATTTGTAATTTTAAAGATGCTAGTGCAAACCCAGAATTTTGTGCTCAAGCATATGGAGGTGATGTAAACTGTTACGGTGGTTTCAGTTGTACATCTTGGAGAGGTTGCAGAGTTAACTGTAACTGTAGACGTGTAGAAGTTTCTAAATTCCCTCCAGGAATGATTTCAACATTGGGTGGTGAAGTACACTACACAATGGACGAAAACTCAGGAAGATCAGATTGGTCTGGAATGGGTGGTTGGATGAACGCATCACATGGTTATAACTTGGCAACAAGATCACCTACAAGAGGTGGACCATACACTGCTTGTTGGACAGGTAACAGAAGTTGCGGTTGTTATCAAGCAAACGGAAGAAATCCATTTATGCCAGCAGGCTTAGGTGGTCAAGGACCAACACCGTGCGATGGTGTAAGAGATCACGCACACATGGGTGGCCCTGGAATGATAAGAATTAAATTTATAAGTGACACTAACGATTACGATTTACCTAGTGCACCGTAATAAAAAGGAGTAAATATAGTATATGGCAAGTTTAAAAGGATTACTTACTGTTAGAAACCCAGCAGAGATGGTTGAAGACAACCTAGAAACTGGTTATATCTATTCATGGACTCCTGGAACTAACTATACAAATTTCTGTAATGGTGTATGTTGGACTGCAAAAGCCAACGGTACAGCAATTATTGAAGTTTGGGGAGCAGGTGGTTCAGGTGCTAGAATGTGTTGTTGTGGTGACGGATTACCAGGCAATGCAGGTGCTTATGTTAAAAAAACAATTACAGTAGAAACAGGTGACACAATGACAGGCTGTACAGGTATGCCTTGTTATGCACACCCACTATGTCACTCAGGTTGTTCAAATGCATCTGGTGTATGTTGGGTAACAGCATCTAACGGAAATGGTTGTATTTGTGCAAGAGGTGGTTACGGTGGTAAAACTATGTGTACAACAGGAAGTTCTTTATACTGTTGTTTCAGAGCACAAGGTTTCTGTACTGTAAGATGTAATAATGATAATTGTGGAATGGTTTGTAACTGGTGTGAAGGTGCTTGGGAGGCACTAGGATACGGCGGTGATACAGGTAAAAACTGTTGCGGTCAATTATCATGTTCAAGTTTCTTCGGATGTTGTCCACACTGTAAGTGTCAATTCCAACAGCACGTGGCAACGCCAGCAGGTTTATTTGCAGAAAATGGAGCGTTAATAACGTTCCAAAAAGAATCAGACGGTACGCCAATGTCGCAATGGTCAGGTAACCAATTATTCCAGTTCTATGCGGCACTTAACTTGGCTACTAAATCTCCATATCAAGGTAACCCATTAAGTTACTGTTGGAGATCAGATAGATCTTGTGGTTGTTACGAAATGCAAGGATGTAACAATTACCTACCTGTAGGAACAGGCGGTATTGGTCCAAACCCTTGTCCAGAAGTAAGAGATCACGGAATTAGAGGTGGATTTGGTGGAATTAGAATCAAGTTTCAACCATCATAATAAATGGAGTTAGATAAATAAAACTGTAAGAGGATAAAATTATGCCAATGAACAAAAGTTTTAATATTGCAATGCCAAACAAGCCGTACGTTGAAGATTTCAGCGAGGGAAAAGTACAGGCGGCTACTTATATTGGTCCAAGATATTTAAAAGTTCAATATCACAACGACACAAAATATATTGCTAACATTATCAATGAAGGTGACACGATGGAAGACCTAAATGAAGGTCCATCAGCAGTAATGGAAAATCACACTTCTACAGTTATTGATGCAGATTCAGAAACATTGGTTGCGGCATACTTAAACAATATGTATGAAACAGGTGAAGTTGCTGACTATTCAGAAGATTTAGGCACAACAGATGATAATGGTGATGCAGAAACTTGGGAATATGTATGGAATGACAACGGTGTTATTCATCAGATTTACTTACAAGGTACTGCAAAATTCGAAAACAACGCAGTAGTGGCTCCAGAGTTCAGAGGACACGCACTAACGGCTGATTCATTCAACGAAACAGTAACAAATCAAATTGACCAATGCACAGCAGAATTGGCAAGAGATGATGTTTACACAGATGATGAAAAAACAGCAATTACAACTTACAAAACTTGGTTAGAAGGTATTTCAACGAAGTATGCGGCTGTTGATCACTGGAAAATTCCTTTCCCACAATTCCCTGATTTCAAATAATCAGTTTTAAAAATTACAATCTAAAAACTCCATAAGTACGATTACTATGGAACGAATAAAATTTCAAATACCTATCTGGGACGAACCACATCAAGACAAATTCGAAAAAGGAATCACACACGAAGCAACATACGTGGGTGAAAGATTTGTTTTGGTTGCAGTGCGTAAAAAAGATGATCTAGTGCAAGAACCACTTGCAGAGTACAGCAAAAGTGATAAAGAAAAAGGTAACATTCAATATTTTGTAGATGATGACAAGTACACACTTGAAATAGATTGCTGGAAAAATCCATTTGAGTGTGCGGCATTTACTTCTAAATATAATCACGAACCTTGTCCTAACTGGAGTGAGAAGTTAGGCGTTGATGATGAAGTTTGGGAGTACACTTATTCTGATACTAATGCTGTGATTCCACATATTTTTAAAACGGATACCATTTATTACAAGAATGGAGAATTCACACGTCCAGAAGTTCATACACATCCTATAGATGAAAAACAATTTTGGGAACTTTTAGAAGTGCATAGACAAGATATGATTAGAGAACTTGCCAGAGGCTCAGATGTATACCAAGAAGCCGATCTAAAAGCATTTGAAGATTACAAACAATGGCTAGAAATAGCACCAACACGATATAAAAATGTCAAGCACTATAAGATTAAGTGTCCAGACTTGCCTGCAATCAAGCCATAATTAAACCACAGCAATTTTTCAACCTATAAGTAATTAAAATGACAGAAAATAAAAGACCTAAGGCTTTTTTTCTTAATGGTGGAATGGGTAGAATCATATCTGCAATACCTGCCTTGGAAAAATACCATGAAGAAAACACCGATCCTAACTTTATTATTGTGATAGAAGGAATATGTGACATACTAAATGGACATCCAACACTGGACGGAAAAACTTATGATATGTATCATAAAAATTTATTTCATACAAAATTAATAGACATGGATATTGTAAGTCCAGAACCTTACAGGGTGAATGAATATTTCAATCAAAAATGTAATATTGCTCAAGCATTCGATATTTTAATTAACAAGCAAGGAGTAAGAGATTTACCTAAACCAACTTTGGTTTTAAGTAAAGAAGAATTATTAACTGCCCGAAAAGCCATAGACGAAATTAAAGAAAAAACAAAAAAAGAAAAAGTTGTTATTATACAACCGTTTGGACGTGCTATAAAACAAATAGACAATTCTTTTGTAGACGCAAGTAATCGTAGTATTGAGTTTCATAATTTGAAAAATATAATACGTAAATTAATGAAAAAAGACTTTGCAGTTGTGCTTATGTCCGAATTTGGCATAGATTTTAAAGACGCAGGTTTTCCAGATGAGGTTGCATTACCTGAAAAAGTACAGTTAAGACAATGGGCAGGCATAATAAAATATGCAGATGTATTTTTAGGTTGTGATTCAGTTGGTCAACATTTAGCATATGCGGTTGGTACACCAGCAAATGTTGTATTGGGTGCTACATATCCTGAAAACACTTCATATCCTGATGTAGAAAATTTTAATATAATTGATTTAGGACAAATGACAAGAGAATATGATCCTATCAGAATAAGTTATGATGAAAGAATTAGCAGAAAAAATGAAACCATTATGACTATGACTCCAGAAATAGAAGATTACGTGGTATCAGCAGTAAACGGTGATCCGATTGAGGAATAAATTATGGACAACATAGAACAATATAACAAAACAGGTTACATTGCCGCAATAGCCAGAGGACACAATGCAGGTGTTTGTTTATTAAAAGACGGTGAAGTAGTATTTTCTATTGAAGAAGAAAGATTATCTAGAAGAAAATACGATGGCGGTCCATATGCATCCATGGTAGAGATTTTAAAATACACAGACAAAATTGACTATCTTGTTATTGCACATACACAGTCACTTAAAGATCCTTCAACAGGAAGAGTAGATTACTCAGGTGATGATGTGTACACAGGTATGGCTAGAAAACTTGGTTTAATTGATCAACACATACACAAAACAGAACATCCTCAAGTAATTGACTTATCACATATACATCACAAACTTCATGCCGCGTGTGCATTTTACAGATCAGGCTTTGACAAAGCAGTTGCAGTAATTGTAGACGGTGCAGGAACTTTTATTCCTATACAAAATAGTATTGCAGGCGATATGACTGTTTTTGAAGTTGAAAGTATTTTTAGTTGTGATTATCCAAATGATATTTTTGCACTTTACAAACATTATGGCACAGGTAACGCAACACCTGGAGCATATTATCCACAAATGGATTCAGAAAATATAGGAGAAGCAGGACATACCCACGAGGCAATATTTTCAGACAAAGCAGGTATTGTAAAAGTTTACGAAGCAGTCACACAATATTGCGGATTCAGTGCCATTGAAGCAGGCAAGACAATGGGATTGTTTCCTTATGGAAAGAAAAATGATGTAATTCCACCATTATTTCAAAAAGAAGGTCACTTTGAATTATCAAATAGGAATTTAATTATTCCAACATATCCTAATGCATCGGTCGTAAACAGTCAGCACTATCCATTTTTAGATGAAACACCTTCATCTGACAAGACAGATGACTGGACAAAATTGCAAAGTAGAAGAGATTTATCTTATGCTGTACAAAAAGAATCACAAAAACAATGTTTAGACTTAATTTACAAAGCAGTTGAAATGAGTGGTTGTAAAAATGTTGTGTTTTCTGGAGGCTATGGATTAAATTGTGTAGCAAATTATTATTATTTAGAAAGTTTACAAAAAGACGGCATTAAATTTTATGTAGAACCAGTGTCAAATGATGCGGGTACGGCAATGGGTGCCGCAATGTTGTTCTATTATAGTTTAACACAAACAAAAGAAAAGAAAGTTGATGAACCTACACTATACTTAGGTCCAAAAAGAACATATACTACAGAACAAATTGAAAAAATTTGCAGTCAACCAGGTGTAGAATTAGTTGATGCAACAAAAGAAGAAGTTGTGAAAATAATTGCTGATAGAAATATTGTGTCTATTTTCCAAGGACAATCAGAAAACGGGCCAAGAGCATTAGGAAACAGATCAATATTGTATGATCCAAGAGACCCTAATGGTAAAGATCACGTAAACACGGTAAAACATAGAGAATATTTTAGACCATTTGCAGGCACGATTTTACATGATTACGTACATGAATGGTTTGACCTTAGAGGCATGGACGAAACACCTCATATGATGTATGCTGTAAATTGTCAACCAGGCATTGAAGAAAAAATTCCAAGTATTATACACGTAGATGGCACTTGTAGAATACAATCTGTTAAGAGAGAACAGAATCCTTTGTATTATGATCTAATAAAAGAATTTCATAAGCAAACAGATTGTCCTATTATTTTCAACACATCATTTAATTTAGGTGGAGAACCATTAGTTGAAACATTAGATGATGCTGTAAGAACATTAATACATAGTGAAATTGAATATTTGTACTTGCCTGAATACAATAAACTAGTGAAAGTGAAAAATGGATAGAAAAACAGCAATCTTTTTAAATGGCGGTGCTGGTAGAATGGTTAGTTCCATACCAGCAGTAGAAAAATATCTAGAAGAAAATCCAGATAAAGACCCAATACTGATTTGTGAGGGTGGTACAGATGTATTCAAAGGTCATCCTAAGTTGCATTTCAGAGCATATGACAATTGGCACAAAAATTTATTCCAAGATTTACTGAAAGATAGAGATTTAATCAGTCCAGAACCATATAGAATATGGGAATACTACAATCAAAAATGTAATTTAGCACAGGCATATGATATTGCTATAAATGATAAAGGAATAAGAGACTTACCAAAACCTAATTTAAGACTTTCTAAAGAAGAATTATTACTTGCAAGAAAAATGATTGCAGAAGTAAAAGAAAAAACTGGTAAAGACAAAGTTATTGTTTTCCAACCATTCGGAAGAGGTGCTCAACCTGAAGAATTAAAAGAAAGCGAGAAAGAAAAAACACCGGATATTGTTGATGTCACAGGCAGAAGTATTGAACTTAAAAATATCTGGAACATTGTGCGTCAATTATCCAAAGATGTTGGTGTAATGATAATGAGCGAATTTCCATTAGACTTTCAAAAACACATGAACAAGCCTGTTGCGACTCCAATGGGAGTACACATTAGAGTATGGATGGCTGTGATAAAACAAGCAGATCATTTCCTTGGTTGCGATAGTGTAGGACAACACATGGCTTATTCCTATGATAAAACAGCAACAGTTGTGATAGGTTCAACTTATCCTATAAACACCAGTTTTCCAGATGAAGAAAAATTCAATGTAATTGACTTAGGAAAAGACGATAGAGTATACAGTCCTATAAGAGTTACATCAGACGAGTTTTCAGACCGTATAAATGAAGGCATTATGGCTATGGATGGCGAAACTGAGGATAGAATCGTGAAGTCAGTACATAGATTGATAAAACACGGTAAAAATACCCGTAAATAGCCTTTTTATACACACAACACAACTCCCGCCAATTAGGTAAATACACTATAACAAGGAAATTTCTATATGTTTGATGTATCAAGATTTTTTGGCAAAGGAGACAGAAACACTCTATTATTGAAGAATGGCTTAAATTTTTCATATAATGGACCATATCTAGTCGTAGAAGAAGGTCTAGTTTTAGACCAATGGCACGTGAATACATTCACGTCTGCAGAATATACAATCAGTGTAGATTACGATACAAACAACAAAGAAATGTTAAAAGTTTTGGTAGTAGCAAGTCCTAATCAATCAAGTCTTACAATATATGGCAGATCAAATTTAGGTAATAATTTAATAAAACTAAACAGCACTGTGGATAATTCACTTGTGAAAGTAACTGTTGATCCAGCAGATAAATCACAAACAGAAAAATACACAGGCAGTAAAGTAATTTTTGGTGCGTCTTATTTTTCAACACAGAACGCATTGGTAGGCGGAACTCAGGTAACAAGTTAAGATGGCAGTTGTATTAAAACAATTTGAAACGGAACACGGATTTAAAAGTCCTGGATTTACGGTTGATAATGCTGGAAATGTTGTTGTAAGAACTATTACAAACACATACACTCCACCAGTTACTCCACCAGCACCAGATTATAACGCAAATGAGACTGCGGGTGCGTTTACATGGTTAAAAGATGGTACGGCTGTTTCAGGAAATAATCCTAACATAACACTTGAACGTGGTAAAACTTATAATTTTGTATTAAATCTATCAAGTTTAACTTTCAATGTATTCCAACCTGATTCTAATGACTCAAACACACCAGGAAATTTATACAGCACAGGTTTAAGTCATCAAAATATTGTTACAGGTAGTACACTTGCAACAGGTTCATTAACTTTTTCGCAAACATGGGCACAACAACAAAGTGGTTATGACCGAACAGCACAGGTACTTGTTCCTAATACAACAGGCACAGCCTTAGCAGGTAAAAAAATTCCAGTTTTAATTGTTTTACATGACACAAATGAAACACAAGGACAAGGTATTGCAAAAGTAAACTGGGTTAACGACAGAATTTTAATTGCTCCACAAGGTTATGGCAATGAATGGAACGTTGGTTATCAAACAAGTAAAGCAAATGATATTGCATTAATAGATTCGATCATAGCAAGTTTAGATGGTTACGATAATGTTGACACAAGAGAAATAGCAATAGTTGGTTTTGGTAATGGTGCACAATTGGCGTTACAATATTCAAACTATACTCAGAACGCATCTGTAAAACACATCATAACCTACAATGGTTTGTTGCATGAAGACCAATACTTACCAGCAGGACCAACTTTTTACAACTATACTCTAGATCCACAAAACACAGATAATTCTACAATAGTAAATTGGTCAGCAGTTACACCATTGTCAGGTAAAAAAGTTACTATGTTCAATGGTAAAAATGAATTAAATTATGTTTATAACGGCGGTACATATCAGAACCAAGTTTTATACAGTGCAGTAGATACGATTTATGCGATGGCACAGGCAGATAGTACTATCGCAACTAAAGAGACTACAGGTGTTCAACAACCTGACAGCAGTGAATTAATTTCTTATGAATCAGGCGATATTAGATTATTCAGTTATCTTGATGTTGCAAATAATTTTGCCAATTATCAAAACAATATAAGAAGTCAAATTACAACACAAATTACAGTTTCATCTTATATAGATATTCCAGTTTCAACTACACTGACAGGTGCAGAAGCACAAGGTAAACAATCAGGAACATTGACTTATGAAGTTCCTGTTGATGCTCCAGATTCTTTATTTTACGGTGATGCAGATGGAATTCCAGCAGGTATAATCACAGTTGCACAACCTTCATTAATTGGAGCAGGTGTATTCAGTTCAATTTTAAACACAGGAAATTTTTTAAACAATGGCGTAAATGCAAATGTTGAAATTAAACCAACAGGAACAGGTTTAGTAACTATTCAACCAGCAACAGTTGGTACGATCACTAACATGAACGTGAATGCAGAGCAATTGACAGCAACAAATAATGTTAGTTTGACACCAAATGCTGATGTAACTATTAGTCCACAAGCAGGTGGAAATTTATCAATAAGACCGATTGATTTAGGTGCTGTAGATAACGTTACTATTGGGGGAGTTATTCCAAGAAATGGAACCTTTTCAAATATTGTTTCTGCCCAAGGAACGTTAAATAGTACTACAATAGGTTTAACCACTGCGGCTTCGGCGGCTTTTACAGGTGCGACTGTAACAAACGACCCAAGCAGTGCTGATGACGTAACTAAAAAGCAGTACGTTGATAACACAGCCACAGTGTTAGCGATTGCATTAGGAGTATAAAAAGAGAATGGCAAAAAGACGAATAGAAAATTATAAATTTACACCAGGTATTCCATTAAGTGGTAATCTGTATCCTAATGCCTGGGCACAAATCAATGCTAACAAAGAATGGTTAAAAGATGAATCAAATGCTTTTATAGATTTTAAAATTGCACAAGACACAGCGGCTGATTTATATCCTAATGCATCAAACAGAATTACAAATAATTTAGAATACATCAAAGCAGAAGTGGCGGCTTGGGTAGCAGTACAAGTTGCAGGCAACATATCACCATTTGCAGGTTATACAAAACTTGCGGCAGATATAAAAACTGACACAGGTAAAGTTGTTAATGCGGCTTACAGAGATACAAGATATGGTGGTAACGAAAATATAAGAGCACAATCAGAAACATACTTTGCTGACGGTGTTTTACAATTAGCAAATGATGGTGATCCAGAAATTGCTTATCTTACAAAAGCAAGAGACATTGTTGTAAATTATATTTTACCAGGAATAGCATACAGCACTATAAACACAGATGGTTTTTCACAGAATACAACAGGTACAAACGGCGAAGCAGGCGGTGTATCAGGTTACACAACAAATCATAATGTCATTGTAAATGCAATAGACAATGGTATTTTAACATTACCAGCATTGGTAAGTTCAATTTATGTGTTTGAAAACTATACATATGATTCATATCTATGTGAAAGAGATATTGGTTACAACATTGATGGTATTCTAAAAGATTTAAGATATGGTGGTAATGAACAATCAAGATATAATGCATCAACATATTGGGTTGGTACAGTATCAGTATTAAGTGGTGATAGACAACCTGAAGAGGCTGTTAAAAACGAAGTAAGAAATATCATAAACAATTATGTAATACCAGGAAATGCTTTTACAACAAGACAAAATCCTGTTGTAACACAACAAACAATTTTAGGCACACCAGGTGAAGCAGGTGCAACAACACGTGTGACAGAATTATTTAATATTATTACCGATGTTGTTATAAATGGTTTAGATAATTTACCTGCACAGGTTAACAACGGAATTTCAAGTGTTAAAGTTCCTGAAAATATACAATTAGAAAGATTACTTTTAATCACAAATGCATCTGACAACAATGTGTTGTACACATTTAATGATCCGGCAAAAGGCGCAACAGTTGAATACAGAAGAGAGTATGCTGAAGATACATCAAATCCAACTGCTTTTGTTGATCCAGATTTCCCACAAGCATTTCACGGTAATGACACAATTACAACATTATTTTTAGAAACAGATACATCAACTGACAACGCAACAGATAGAATACAAATTTTCGTAGAAGATAATCAATTAACAGTTAGACCTTACGACTTTGGTACAGATGCTATTGAACGTATGAGGGTTGCACAACCTGAATCAATGCTTGACGCTGACTTTGAATACGGTCTTCAGCCAACGAAGTGGAGTGCAATTTCTACACAAAGAGGTTATCCATCAATTTATGAAGTACCAGGAACAGACTTTGACGTTTCAACTGTGACATCAGATGCATCAGCAGGTACACAAGGTATTGGTTCATCTTTAATAACAGTAACAACTGTTGGACCGCACGGTTTTGAAGCAGGACAACCTTTAACAATTACAGGTTTTGACAATGGTGTACAAGGTGCAAGTAGAGCCGCTGGTTCTTTCACAGTAAACACAGTTGTCAGCACAACACAATTTACATATTACGCAAAAGCAAAAGTTGGACAAGTTAATCCAACAACAATTAGTACAAATGCAACACAATTAAGAGAAGGTGCATTTTACACAGGTGCGGCAATTGGTTTTCCAACTTTCAGTGTGTCGGACAATGGTTCATCTGGTAGTATTGTAACAGCACTTGCGGCATTAAGTGGCACAACATTCCTTCCATACTCTGGAGCAACTCCACCAATTGGTGCTCCATTAACAGGAACGGGTATTCAAACTGGAACACAAATTACAGCAATCAATGGAACAGGTGGTGCATTGGCTTCTCCAACTGTAACAGGTGATTATCTTGCAGGTGTAACAGAAATCCAAGTGGCGGATTCAGCAGGTATTGTACAAAACTCTGTAATTGATAGAGGTGATGGTTATGCAGTAACAATCACAAACGTTGCAGGAAATTCCTTAACATTGTCAGCACCATTGACACAACCTCTGGTAGGTGATGTTACTCAATATACAAGTTTAGCAGGTGCTAATTATTCACCACAAGGACAATTAGCAAGATTTAATATTACAAGAACAGGTGGAAATTATTCTGCGGCAATAGTTGCATCAGGTGAAAACTATGCAGTAGGTGATGCAATAGTAATATCAGGAACAGACTTAGGTGGATCAACACCAGCAAATGATTGTACAGTGCTTGTTCAAACGATTGACACAGGTGGAGAAATTTTAACAGTAACAGCAAGTGGATCAGCATTCACTGGTACAGGTACAGCCACAGGTGTTGCACCTACATTCAATGGTAATGCAGGTACAGGTGCACAATTAAATTTAACAAAAACAAATGGAACATATTCAGTTGCGTTAAATTCACCAACATACACAAACATTTCAGGTACACAAACAACACCAGGTGGTTCAAATGCAACGTTTGATGTTACAGCGGCAAGCGGTAACTACACAGTTGCAATTAACAACGCAGGTTCAGGTTATGCACAAAATGATGTGATAAGAATTACAGGTTCAGAGTTTGGTGGTACTACTTCAAATCACTTGAATATAAGAGTCACAGCAGTAAGCGGAAGCGGAGAAATACAAACTATAACTGCAGGTGGTAATGCTCCAGCACAAGAAGTTACATATAATTCACCAGCATTTACTTCCAACCAAGCAGGTGTTAATGCTCAGTTCAATGTAACAAGAACTGGAACTACTTACTCAGCAGTTATCACTGGTATTGGTTCTGGTTATGTACAAAATGAGGTATTAACTTTCTTAGGAACAAATTTAGGTGGTGCGACAACTGCCAACGATGCAACAATCACTGTAGATTCAGTTGATGGCAACGGTGGTATATTAACTTTCACTGTAGGCGGTACAGCAGTTGACACAAAAGATTACACTGCATTAGCAACAGGTGTAAACCTTGTTGGTTCATCAGGCACATTTGATATTGCAATTTCAGGTGCAGTTGCAACTGTTACTGTAAATGCGGCAGGAGATGATTACGGTGTAGGTCAAGAAATTTTATTATTAGGTACACTATTTGGTGGACAGGATGGTGTGCATGACGTCACAGTCACAGTGACAGCAGTTACTGGTGGAACTGGTGCTGGTCCAATTAGCACAATATCACAAGCATACTCAGGTTCAGCAGGAGCGGCTCCTGTTGATGGTACTTCAGGTTACAATGTAGGCGACTTGTATGTTATCAATGGAGGTGATGCTGGTGGTTCAGCGGCAGTGAATGATGCATATGTTTCAGTTTCAACTGTGAATGGACAAGGTGGTATTACAGGTTTAGCGGTAACAGGTACAGGTACAGATGCCAATGTTGATTATACAAGTCCAACATACACAACATCCGCTTCAGGGGCTGGTGCAGTGTTTGACATAAACAGAACAGGTTCAGTTTACACAGCAACTTTCAGCAACAATGGTAATTCGTTTGTAGGTTCAGAAACAATAGACATTGCGGGTACGGAATTAGGTGGATCATCACCAGCAAATGATTGTCAAATTACTGTTAACACAGTATCAGCAGGTGCAGTTGCAACATTTACAGTAACTGGTACAGCAGTAAACACACAAACATACACAAATGTTAACAAAGCATACAGAACAGGTGTTGGCTTATCTGTTGATGTTGAACTATCAGGTGGAACATACACAGTAACATTGAACAATGCAGGTTCAGGATACAATGCTAACCAATCATTTACAATACCAGGTACTACATTATTTGGTGCAACACCAACAAATGATTTAACATTTGATATTGGCGGAGTAGATGCACAAAGCACAGGTGTTGTAACTTCTTTGGCTAATATATCAGGTACAGCAAACACAGGTACAGGTCAAAGTTTAAATGTTGCAGGTACAAACAGAACACCACAAGGTGTTGGTGCACAATACAGTGTAACAAGAACAAACCAAACGGACTCATCAACAGCATATACAGAATGTCAAGTTACTAGCACAGGATCAAACTATGCAGTAGGTGACAAATTAATTATTTCAGGTGCTAATTTAGGTGGACAAAATATAACAAATGATATCACAGTAAGAGTACAACAAGTTAATACGAATGGTGGAATCCTTGCAAGTACACACGAAGGTACAGCAGTTGGTGGTACAGGTTTACAAGTATTCAGTTCTGTTACAATATCAGATCCAACATCACAGAACATAGCACAAACACAAACAATTACTTACAGTGCATTGGCGACAATGCAGATTGATTTTGCAACACCTCATGGACTAGTTCCAGGAAATGCTTTCCTTGTAGTAATACAATCAGATGATGGCGCAAACAATCACATACTTGCATCAGGACCATTCCTTGCAACAGCAATTCCATCACCAACACAATTAAGATATCAAGTTAGATCTCCAGGTGCTATAACAGATTCAGGATGGCAAGGATTTGTGTATGGTAGACCAGATTCATTCTTCGTACACAGACCATTTGATGGTGGTGTACAATTAGGTACAGGTGGTCCGGCACACGGTGCACAGGCAATACGTCAATCTAAAAAATATATTAGATATCAATCAGGTAAAGGTTGTATGTACACAACTGGTGCCTTGTTTGCTCCAAGTTATGATATTTTAAATGTAACAGCAGATGGTACAAATTCTGGTTCAACAATTACAGTAACAGTAGATGATGTAGATCACAATTTACAGGTTGGTGCAAAAATAAGATTAGTTGGTATTGCAACATCAGGATATGATGGAACATACACAGTTGCTTCAGTAACAAGTGAAAGAGTGTTAACTGTTACAGCACAAATTACTCTAGGAGCCACAACAGCAGAATTTACTGATCAACCACAGGTATCATTGTATCAATGGAATGGTGCAACTGTAAGGTCAGGTATATTTGATGATCAAAACGGAATTTTCTGGGAATATGATGGACAACAAACAAATGCAGTACAACGTACAGCAACAAGACAGTTGGCTGGTACTGTAACAGTTACTCCAGACTCAAACACAGTGACAGGTGTTGGTACAAGATTTAGAGAACAACTTAAAGCAGGTGATAGAGTTGTAATTAGAGGTATGACACACGTGGTTGCAGGTGTGGCAAGTAATACATCTATGAACGTTACTCCAGATTATAGAGGTGTTAACACTTCTGCTGGTGTTAAAATTTGTGCAGTTGTTGATAAAAAAGCAAAACAATCAGAATTCAACAGAGATAAGATGGATGGCACAGGTGCTAGTGGATACAATTGGAACGTATCTAAGATGCAGATGATTGGGATACAATTTTCATGGTACGGGGCTGGATTTATTGACTGGATGGCAAGAGGACACAAAGGTGAATTTATATTTGCTCACAGAATGAGAAACTCTAACATTAACACAGAAGCATTTATGAGAACAGGTAACCAACCTGTACGTTATGAAGTTACAAACGAAGGTCCAAATGGAAAACTAGAAGCAGATATGACTGCTGTACAAACTACTGTGCCGTTAGTTGATGCTTCATTCTTCCCAACAACAGGTGGAACAGTTTACATTGATAACGAAGTTATTACATTTACAGGTGTGTCTGGTGACACATTAACAGGTTGTACACGTGCGGCACAGTTAACAAACTTTGCTTCAGGTGCCACAAGATCATACACAGGTGGTACAGCAAGTACACACTTTAGAAATTCAGGTGTTGTATTGATATCCAACACAGCATCTCCAAACATATCACACTGGGGATCAGCATATCTAACAGATGGTAACTTCGACGAAGATAGAGGATACCTATTCAGTTACGCGGCGACAGGTCTTTCTTTAACAACAACAAGACAAACTGTATTCCTATTAAGACTAGCACCATCAGTATCAAATGCATTAACAGGTGATTTAGGAGACAGAGACTTATTGAACAGGGCACAGTTGCTACTTGACGGTATTGAAATTACATCTAACCCTGCAACAGCAGGTGACCAAGGTCAGTTGGTCGTACAAGGTGTATTGAATCCACAAAACTATCCAATTGATCCAGCAGATATTGGTTGGGCAGACTTAACGGGTGTTGCCCAAGGTGGTCAGCCAAGTTTTGGTCAGATAGCGGCAGGTGGTTCAGTTAACTGGAACGGTGGTGCATCAACTACAACTCAAACAGCGGCTACACAGGCACAGATGACTGCGACAGCAAACCATTGGTTCAACTTAGGTGGTAACAGAAACTATGCATACTTCCTTGAAGCACAATGGGAAGGCAAAGGTTTAAGAGTTGGTATGTCAGTTACTTCAGGACAATTCCCTGCAGGTACAGTTGTTACACAGATTATTGACTATAACTCATACTACTTTGTAAGATTTAACAATAGACACACAGGTATATCAGGTGGACAAGCAGTTGACTTTGCACTAGGTGGTGACCTAACAGGTACAAACTTCTTGTACATGGATCAAGCAACTTGGGAGGCTTCAGGTGCAGTAAGTGGTACAGAAGTTGATACGGCTTATGCTAATTTCCCACCAGGTACAACAGTGTCACAGGTTGACCCACTAGATACATTTGGCGCAACAAACTTCTACAGAGTGGTGTTCACACAGACATCAACAGGAACTATTACAGCGGGTAGTAACATAACGTTTGTATTTGGTCAACCACCATACGCACAACCGGGTGAAACAATCTTTTCATTCATTGCGGTACCGGGTGAACGTGCAAACTTGGCACTTGACAAGATCAAAGTATTGACTAACACAACACTAGGTGGACGTGGTACGTTCCCTAATGGTCCAGACGTGTTGGCAATTAACGTTTACAGAACAGCAGGTACAGGTGGTGTATCAGGAACGGTTACACTACGTTGGTCAGAAGCACAAGCGTAATTTATTTTTCTTCTAAAGGTTTTAATTGGCTATCACCTTTTATAATTCGATAATTATCTTCAGGATCATCAGCAGTGCTAACTTCAGTAATACTGCCATTGTCGGTGATGCATTGTAGTTGATGTGGCATTAGAGGCAAATTTCTCCATGTTTCGCCTTCTTTCAATTCTTTTGTGTAAAGTGTTGCGTCTTTCGTATCAATCCAACTTAATAAAAATCTACCTGAATTAACAAACCAACTTTCATCTTTTGTTTTGTGGAAATGCATAGAAAATTTAGCATTCTTTTTTGTGAATACTAAAAGTTTTCCGCAATACAGATCATTGGAAGAGAATATTAATTCGTAACCCCAAGATTTATCTACTTTACCTTCTTTATTGATCATTTAAAAATTCTTCAACTGTTTTAAATTTGTGTTGTATATGTTTATTTAATTCTGTCAAATCTGCTGAGGTGTAGGTCTGATATTGTCCTTGTAATTTACCAGGCATCGGCACTATTTCTATTTCAGCATTGTATTTTTTGGCAACCAAATCAGCAACTTTTTGAAAAGAAATAGGTGCTCCTGTACCTATATTAAAAATTCCAGACACATCTTTTGTAAGCATTTTGCCATGCACTTCGCACACATCATTTACACTTACAAAATCTCTTAGATATTTGTCACTGTTTTCAAATAATTTTATTTTGCCTGTTTTGGCTTGGTTTGCAAATTTAGTAATTGGTGATGCTTGATCGCCTTTGCTTTCTTCATTGTTTCCATACACATTAAAGTATCTAAAACCTTGCACAAGAACTTTAAATTCACCCATTATACTTGCAACAAATCTATCAAACATATATTTGCTCCAGGCATAAGCATTAAGTGGATACACATCACCATTTTCTTTGAAGTTTCCAGTGTTACCATACACACTTGCCGAACTGGCATATTGAAAATTTGTGCCCATTGTATCACACATTTCTAAAAGTTTCATACTGTATTCTAGATTATGTTTTAAAATTTTATCTACGTTTCTTTCAGTTGTTCTTGATATTGCTCCAAGATGTATTACCCAATCGTATAAAGAAGGATCTGGAAAATGATTGTAGTTTTCCCAAGGAAAACCAATAACTTCGTGTCCTTCTTTTGCTAATTGCATTCCTAAATGACTGCCTATAAATCCTTTATATCCTGTTAAACAAATCCTCACGTATTACTCCACAATTTTATAATATCTTCTGAACCTTTTGGCGCTATATCTTTTGTTAATTGATCTGAATGATGTGCAACATAATTAATATTGATGTTTACTCTAGACCTCACATCTGTACAAGTGCTACCTGAGTGTTCCATATAACTAGGAAATATAACCATAGAGTTTGCAACACTAGGAACTTTATCACCATCTTTAAATTCTGTGTATCCGTTGTTTGTATTACAATAAAAAATTGCTGTGTAACTTAATGGCACACTTACATCACAATGCATACCATGAGTGACAATTTCACTCTGACTAGGAATATTATTTGCTTTAACACGTAAAAAAGTATGTGGTTGTAACACAGTAAATATTGGTATTAACATATTCCATAGTTCTGGTCCTGTTACAATGTTGCTTACTTCGTGAAATTTGTGTACAAATTGTATTTGCAATCTTTCATCTGTGTTTGCTTGGTGTGGATGTACCAAGTGATCTTGATAAAACCAAGGAAATTTGTCACTAAACATTATGTCACTAATACCTTGAAATTGTTCTTTACTCAAAGCATCTGTAATGATAATTTTGTTATTTTTTATTGTTTTGTTCATTAACTTTGTCCACTATATTAGATGTTGAAAAACCTTTTACCGTTGGAAAGATTTTTACATCTGCTAATTCATTTCCTACTGTTGTTGCCACAGTATAATCTCCACCTTTGACTATAATATCTGGTCCATTATTTTTAATTGCTTCTATCGGAGTATCTTCTTCAAACACAACAACTTTATCTACCCAAGGTAATTGTAATAATTGTTGTTCACGTATGATAGCATTGTTAAATGGTCTATCATCACCTTTTAATCTTTTGACACTTGCATCTGAATTAATTCCAACAATAAGAATATCCCCTTGTTGTTTTGCAAATTTTAATAATTCAAAATGTCCTTTATGCAATATATCAAACACACCATTTGTCCATACAATGGTGTCTTCAATATCTGTTTTAGAAATAATAGATACTCCTCTTTTTTGTACAATTTTCTGAGCACCTTTGTATGCCAGTTCACAAGCATCAGGAATATCTTTGTATTGACTGTAATGAGCAATAATGGCAAGTACAGAATCACCTGCACCACTAACATCTGATACTTCTATTGCATCACCTTTTATGTGTTTGTAGGAATCTTTGCTTATCACATGGATTCCATTTGCACCGTCAGTTACAATTAACCAAGTCCATAAATTTGATTTGCATCTATCTTGTGCAATTTCTATGTTAAATTTACCAAACCATGCTTCGTATTCTTTCATGTTTGGTTTTATTAAAAATGCTCCAATATATCTACTGAATCCTTGCTTTGGATCTACATAAACATTTTTACATTTTTTTAAAATTTTTTGAACTGTATCTTTTTGTATTACACCTTTATTGTAATCGCTGATCAACACAGTGTCAGCGTCTGTAAGGTCTTTTAATAGTTCATCTTCAACTGTGCTTTTGGTATATGAAAATTCTTTGTCTACTCTCAATAGATGTTGACCATTTTGTCCCACCATTCTTGTTTTGATTGTGGTCATTTCTGCATCTTGGCAAACACGTGACGATATGTTATTTTGCAGTAAAATTTCAATAATTTTGTGCCCGGCAATGTCTTTGCCCACGGCACCATATAGCCACGTGTCTGTGCCCAAGTTTGACAGGTTTAAAGCGAGGTTTCCTGCCCCTCCAACGTTGAAGTCTTTAGTTTTTTCTTTGAGTACAATGACTGGTGCTTCAGGACTGACTCTATCGCAGTCTCCTTCAATCCAGGAGTCTAGCATTACATCACCAATTATTTTAATCATTGCATTAATTTTAACATTTTGAACACTGTGTCCAATTTCATTTGATTCATTTTATTTTGGATAGTTTTACGTAATCCTTGGTGCAAAGGTTTAGGCCAATGACCAAAACTTACCCAAGCATAGCCATCGTGTTCTGTGTTTAATTTTGGAATAAATTCATTTTGAACAACGCAAATGTATGTATGGTACAAAAAGTTTTCATCATTACTAATAAAAGTTTCCATTGGTATTCTTTTTATAATTTTTTGTTCACCAATTTCTTCTTTTATTTCTCTTTGGAGACCTTCCCATAAATTTTCATTGGTAGTTGTGCCACCAACTAATCCCCATACTTGATTTTGTTTACTTTGTGTTCTATGTAACAACAAGAAACGTTGTGTGTCTAAGGTATAGAAGAGTGCTCCACACCCGGTTATTTTACTGCTCATGTAATTAATTATGTGACTAAGAGATCTTCCAAGTGCCTTTTCGATATTCACCTTCGAATGATAATAACCATTCACTACCATTCCATTTGTATTGCACACCAGTTTTTAAATTGGTAATGTATGAAGGTATAAATGTGCTGTCACCTGGATCAGGATTTGCACTTGAATCAAAAATAATTTCCCAATTGGTACCATTCCATTCAACAATGTCATTAGCACCTGCTACCAAATCAATATTACTGATACCTTTCCAAGCATCTGCGCCATCAACATTTGAAGCACTGCCTATATCTTTTAATAACAATAATCTTTTTCCATTTTGTTTTACACTTGATGGATTGTATGTTGTTGGATCAACAATAAAGTCTACAGATCCTCTCGTATCTACTGGACCAACTATTACTGTGTCAGTTGGAATAGTGTCTTCGTCCCATGTGACTAAAAGTTGAAAAGGATTAGTTTCGTTCACTGCCACTGTACCAATTACTGGCACATCTATTCCTTCTCTATGTAGAGATATTTGACTTAATCCAGTTTTAAAATTTGGAATTACATCTAAATATCCGTCCCATACTATTCCACCTATTACACCTTTGTCTATAATTTGTACAACACTGTTTAACACATACACATCAAATTGTGTGCCTGTTGTTCCTTGTACAGAACTTGTATCTTTTCTTGTTGCAACACTTGAATCAATAGAACCATCTGCACTTGCTCTGATATCTGCTCTAATACTTTTCTCATAATCATCTTGATATGCCATAAGTTCTGGCATTGTTTGACTTAAATCAATGTTTCCAGTTCTTTCATTGAATATACTTGTTATAATATGAGTGATAACTCCTAACTTTTTAACTTTTGTAGGTGGACTGATGTATATTGGCATTTGAAAAGTCATTGATGCAACATCTATTTCTGTTTCTGTGCCTGTTGGAATTGTATTAGAAGCAAATGTTATGTTTGTTAGTTCAACAACACTTAAACTTGTCCAGTCTACATAGTTGTCAGTAGTTTGTATTTCTAAACTAGGGTTAAACAACATCATGATTTGTTCCATGATTTGTAATTTTTGTTCTGTGTTACTTGTCCACATATCAACATTCATTGTTAATGTGTAAGGTGTAGGCATTAAACGTTCTACAGTAACATTTTTACCTTGTGTGTTTAAGTATTCTTTGTTATTACTGTCATATGCACGTTCTCTAATGTGTATTTTACTAACAAAACTTGCGTCTGCAATTCTTGTTCTATCCATTTCTAAGCCTTGTACATATGCCGCCATTCTTGGAACAGAAGGTAATTTATTTTCGGAATTGTCTCTTATAATGTGTGCAACTTGTCTTGTGATATTTCCATACATTACTGGTATTTGTCTAAGAGCACCATCGCCATCTTTGTATGAAAAATTACTCAACAGACGAATTAACTGTGTAATATATCTTCTAATTTGTCCATCGTAAAAATGTTGCATTATTTTTTCTCTTTATTTTTCTCGTTAAATTTTTTACTTTTGGGTGCGTAATATGTTCTTACTTTTCCCATATATTTTTTAGTTACCTTTTTGAGTCCTTGTGGTCCTGCTGTATGATCCATTGGTATCCCAACTATGCCAAATAACTCTTTTAATTTCATTACTCATCCGCCTTAGGTCTTAATGCTTTTGATAAACTTTGTCTTTCTTTAACTGTTTCGCCACCAACATTTCTAGTTTTTGTGTTGTTAATAAATGTTCCTTTTTGTGTTGCTCTTGTGTCTGTTTGTGATAATGTATGACGTATATTATCCTCCATTTTCACCCAACGTCCACCATCATATCTAAACAATCTATTTGGTAAAAAGTCAGTACGTAAAAAATAGTCCCCTTTGTCTGAAGCAGTTGGGAAACTTATTCCAAATCCAAATACTTCACCGTTAGGTGCAAGTCCGTCACCTAGCAAGTAACCATCATAACCAGTTTTACTTGGAGTCTGATTGACTCTGTCAGCCAATGTATTTTGTGTGGATGTATCTAATGTACTTGTATCGGTTGTAACAAGTTCAGGTTTGCCTTTATCATCAACTTGTAGTGTGTAAAAATGTGCAATATCATATCCTGACTTGCCTGAATCTGCTTCTGCTTGTTGTACAACTGCATTATTAATTTGCATTTCTTGTTCATATGTAGAAAGTACATCACGTAATTTTTGTGAAGAACCTTCTTCTGTAGGCAAATCAAGTATGTCTTTAAATTCTTGTGAGTCGTAAATTTGTTTTAATTTTACTCTATAAAGATGTGGATACCAAGTAGGTGAAAAACCTTCTGCCGCTCTGTTAATATCTTCTACAACATAAAAACGTTTAAGTGCAACTTGAAAATCATTCAATGCATACTCGTCTTTCAAGTGTGGTAATTCAAATACATCGCCAGGCATAATTTTTCTGCCTAAAGTTTTTACACTTGAAGTAATTGGTATAGTCATAAACAGTGTGTCATTGGCTAAGAAAAGTCCAAATTGACTCATATCAAAGTCTATGTCTGCAACGTTGTAAATTCCACGAAGTTTGTACACATCAGGATCATACTTTCTATCCCTATTTTCTAAGAATAACATATCCTGAATGTTGGTTTCTTTGACTGCATTGTATCTAGGCTGGGCGGCTGTGGCATCATCCTCACTTGGATTCTTAGGTCCTAGGTATTTGTGTACAAAGACATCAGTACCGCCAACAGTGAACATTTCTGCTACTGTTTTATCTAAAAACGTGTAATCATGACCTTTTTCGGGTTTATATAGACTTAATCTAGGCATACTGTTATATTTATCGGATGGTCACTACTGATAAATATCAGTAAGGATATTATAAATGAGCAATTTAACCACAGAAAAACAAGAGATATTTGACTACGTATTCAATTCGCTAGGTGGCGGAATGGTAGATGTAGAACTGGATCCTTCACACTACGAAACAGCATTACAGGATTCATTAGACAGATTTAGACAGAGAGCAGACAATTCAGTAGAAGAAAGTTACATATTTTTGCCCCTTGAAAATGATGTGAACGATTACACTCTTGCTAATGAAATAATAGAAGTACGTCAAATATTCAGAAGATCAATTGGGTCAAGATCAGGTGGTGGAGAAGGTGGTACAATCTTTGAACCATTCAATTTAGCATACACAAACACATACCTTTTAGCCAGTTCTAATATGGGTGGTGTAGCAACATACAACTTGTTTTCACAATACCAAGAACTAGTAGGACGTATGTTTGGTTCATTTATTGAATTTAAATGGAACACAACAACAAAAAAATTAACTATCCTGCAAAGACCAAGAGCAAACGAAAAAGTGTTAATGATGGTGTATATGTACAGACCAGATTCAGAATTATTCAAAGATTATTTGGCTAAAAAATGGATCAAAGACTATACTTTGGCAAAATGCAAGTTTATGCTCGGTGAAGCCAGAAGCAAATTCAACACAATAGCAGGTCCACAAGGTGGTACTTCATTAAATGGTGACACTTTAAAACAAGAAGCACAGGCAGAAATGGATAGACTAGAAGCAGAAGTCAAAACTCAAACTGCTGGTGGTCAAGGCTATTCATTCTTAATTGGCTAATTCCATATTGACATATTAGTATTTTTGTTGTATTATCGTATGATATGCAACATCAAATGATTCCATTATTCTCCGTGCCTTTGTACAAAGCATCAATAGGTGAATTGGATGTCCTCCAAAAAACATGGATCAGAGAGTTAGATTTCCCACCACAAAGTGTTGGTACAGATCATTCCGATGATCACTTACCACCTGAAAATAGAGGTATGCATTTATTGGATACTCCACAATTGAAATCCTTGAAAGCAAATATACAAAAAAGTTTAAAACATTTTACAAAAGATGTGCTGGGCATAAAAGAAGAATTTAGAATCACAACAAGTTGGATCAACAGAAACAACAAAGGCGAACAAATATATAAACATTCACATCCTAACAGTGTGATAAGTGGTGTGTACTACATAGAAACAACACCCGATTGTGCACCTATAATATTTGAGAAGCCTTATTTGTACACAAATATTGCACATCAAAATGTTCAACTTACGTATGAAGAAAACAACAAAAACGAATACAACACAGACTACTATGGTGTTAAGCCTAAGCCAGGAGAAGTATTGATGTTTCCATCTTGGTTGGAACATACAGTATATCCTCAACCTGCTGATGTGGCAAGAATCAGTTTGGCTTTTAATAGTTTTCCTGTAGGAAAAATTGGATCAGGAACAAAACAATTAGAAATATGATTATAGGAATATGTGGCTTGATTGGATCAGGCAAAGACACAATAGCAGATCATTTAGTTGATGATCATTCATTTGTAAAATTATCTTTTGCAGACAAACTAAAAGACAGTGTTGCCACAATGTTTGATTGGAACAGAGATCTACTGGATGGCAAAACAGAACAAAGTAGAAAATGGCGTGAACAAATGGATCCTTTCTGGAGTATGGAATTGAAACATGAAGTGACTCCAAGACTTGTATTGCAAAAGTTTGGTACAGAGTGCATGAGAGATGGATTCTATGATGGCATATGGGTTAGTTTAGTGAAAAAGAAACTTAAAGATAATCCACAGATTAATTGGGTAATACCTGATGTGAGATTTGAAAATGAAGCAAATATGATCCAAGAACTAGGTGGTGAAGTTTGGTGGGTAAAACGTGGACAACTGCCTATGTGGTTTAGAATGTATCAGGACATTGGGCAGAAACCTAAGGATGTACACGCATCAGAATGGGCATGGGCAAATACAAATTTTAATGCTGTATTTGAAAATAACGCAACAATAAACAGTCTTAAAAATCAGGTACAAGATCACCTTGTTTCCAACGGATTCCTTCAAGGTGCAAAGATCTTTGGCAATTAGCACACACAGTCTTTAAATT